CAGTAATAAGAATGTACGCCCTCGCACTGTTAATAATACAGGATTAGTGCGGGATCAAGAAGAGACACTTTATGTGTGTCCCAGTAACTGTCGGGCGCACATGAATCTCTTGTATATCACTAACACAGGGGCTGCATCCACAGATATTGCTGTTGAGTGGGAACGTGCAGACGGCTCGCATGTTCATATCTTGGGCGGCAAGAACATTAGCTCTTCAGAGTTCATTCAGTGGTCAGGTGCATACATAGTACTTGAGCCTGGTGATACTGTTACATTCACACCTTCAGGCAGTAATAACCCTCATGTAGACGTTATGGCTACAGTAGAAGAGACGTTTATGCCTGTTGGCTAGGTCATAGCGGGTATTCCTAACTAGCAATTCTAGTCTGAGAGTACCTGAGTATAACTATGTACGTTGAAGTAACACTTCGTTGCTTCGTATATACATAGGAATACACAATGCTAGAGAAACTAAAAGCCTGGATCGCCAATATCGTACTTGCACTGATGGAATACCAACAACGCCGTGCAGACTACTTCATTCTGACAAACATGACAGACAACCAACTAAGAGACATAGGTACTACTCGTGGTGAGATTAAAGCTAGGTTCCGTAAGGCCTAAGTTAGCAGTTGCTTTATTGGTTTGTTTGAGTATAACTACTTCTTGTAGCAACTCATCTGTTGTCATGCCTCTATCTTGCCCTCCCAGCAATAAGAAATGCCAACGGAACTTAGATGCTCAAACACTATCTTACATCGGTCAGCCTGAAGCAGCCTTACAGCTTATGTGTTCAGACCCTGATCTTCGTGTTACTATTGGCGACGACTGCGCTGGGTGGTGATGTAGTTGGTGATTTCTCTAATGGTTATGACAACTCTACAGTTGACAGCAATAACACGGATGAGAATGTTACTAACAACTACAACGCTACTGGTGCAGGTTCTGCTGCTCCTGTTATGTCAGCCATAGCCCCTACAGTAATGGGTGCGGGTGGAAACGATTCTTGTTTGATGAGTAAGAGTGCAGGTATACAGATAAGTGTACTGGGTTTTAGTTCAGGGGCTACCGTTCAGGACGAGTCTTGTAACCGTAGGAAGAATGCTAGGCTTTTAGGTGCACCACAGCAGGTTGGTGGTTTAGGTCTGCAAGTGTCAGCTATTTCAGTATTATGCCAAGATGCTTCTGTGTTTAGAAGTATGATGTTAGCTAACACACCCTGCCCTATCAATGACAGCCTCACAGGGCGTCTACTGATGGGTAAGCAGGCGATAAGTAAGTACAGAGAAAGCCCAGCGCTTTACATTGTAGGTTACTCTTTGGATGAGGATTTCTGGAAGAGTCTACTGCGAATTGGAGAGGAATACCCAGATGAAGAAGTCATTGAAGACGTTACTCCTAAGCTCAGCCTTAGTGACCGCTTCCGTAGTAGCAAGTAACGCTGCTGACTATGAGCGTACAGGACAAGAGAAGATTGATTATCTTATCTCCTCTATTGATGCTATCAAAGACAGAATTAAGGATAGTGATGTACGTGCTGTAGGTGCAGTAGGTTATGCGGCTATCGGTGGTGTCGTTACTGACGGTGCTATGGATGATGGTTTAATTACTTCAGAAGAACTAAACAACTACCTCTCAGCTAAGACTATGGTTCTAGAGCATGACTACGCAGTTGCTCAGACTGCTGAACAGCTGTTTATGCAAGAACATGCCGCAGCAATGAATGGTTTGACTATTGCAGTAGATAACTTGGTAATTGCTACCAGCGTTATTGCAGTGGCTACCTCCGTAACAGTAGTTGCAGCTGAGGCGGATACTAAGCCTGAGCAAGTAGCCCTACAGGACATGGTGGCTACAGATCAGTACAGCATTGACGCAGAAGAGGTTAACACTTACAATGAAGCCGTTACTGCAGTAGAGGCCTTTTCGCAACAGGCTGGTGCTTTTATGGCAGCTGCTAACAACGGCGAACTTACAGCTACAGTAGACTCATATGCTGCACAGGGCAATTACATGGTTGGCACTTACACTGCTATCACGTATACTCAGTCTATTGATGAGTTTGTGATTACTTATGCAGACGCAGGTTATGGTACAGCCTTTCAGGGCTACCTAACAAACGACATGAAGTCTGCAGAAGAGATTTATGCTGCAGGTGAATACATTAACCAATATGGCGGGTACCCTACACAGTAATGGATATAGGTTTTAGCATAGGTGGATACAACATCAAGGGATGGATGGTAGCAGTTGCACTGCCCGTCCTATCTTCCTTTGCAGGCGGTGTGTACTGGACATATGATACACTTCAGCGTTTCTACGGTGTAGAGGCAGGCATTGTTGAGGTGGTTGAGAAGTCTGCATCGTTTGATGCTAAGGCAGGTTCTTTAACTACACGTATTACCTCCGTAGAAACTGTAGCCCAGCGCAATATGACACAGGCGACAGGGTTGCTTGAGTCTAGAATACAGACACTAGAACAGGCTATTATTGACAACGATGTACGTGGTCTAAACCAGAAGCTTGCTACTCTATCTACAAACATGACACAGATACTAGAGCAGCAGAAGATTTTACTGGACTTACGTAGTCAGGTAGATAAAGCTACAACCATTACAGATGGACTAGGTAATACTCTTGATACGTTATCTACTGAGATTGATGACATCTGGAAAGCCTACGACTCTTTAGTAGATAACCCATTGTAAGGAAACAACAAATGGCACGTAACTTAACAGAAAACCAACAGAAGTTCATCGAGGTTCTCTTTGATGAGGCTGGCGGTGATGTAGTTGCAGCTAAGAAACTGGCAGGATATAGTGACAATACACCGACTAGGCTCATTGTTGAGTCACTTAAAGACGAGATTGGCGAAGCTACTCGTACGTACTTTGCTCGTACTGCCCCCAAAGCTGCGATGGCTATGGTGCAAGCTCTTTACGATCCTACGGAACTTGGAATCAAAGACAAGATGGCTGCAGCAAAAGATCTGCTCGACCGTGCAGGCATGGGTAAAGTAGACAAAGTGGATGTTTCATCATCTGGTGGCGGTATCTTCTATCTACCACCTAAGGACGGTAAGAACGAGTAACTGTGCCAAAGTACGACTATAAAAGAGATCTAGGCTTCTGGGAGTTACCCAAGCCCAAGAAAGGCGAACAGAAAGAGTACCACCCTATTGTACGTGTTACAGCAAGGATGGTTCCGTTTGGTTACTACGTAGATCCAGACAACTCTCAATTGTTCCTACCCATCCCTGATGAGCTAAATGCTTTAGCGCTTGCAAAGAAGCACTTAAAGCAATACAGTTACAGAGAAGTGGCAAACTGGCTGACAACACAGACAGGCCGCAGTATCTCTCACATGGGTCTAAGAAAGCGAATAGAAGTTGAGCGAAGACGTAAAAAAGCATCTGTTATTAAGCGCCAGCTTGCCCAAAGGCTCGAAAAAACCCTTAAGGAAATCGAAAGGCTCGAAAAGCACAACACAGGCTACTACACCCTCCGAGACGAAGAGGACAGTGCCAGCGGAAGTTAAGGCTGAGCCATATAATGTAGAAGCTGCACAGGATATTGTGTTCAAGCCTAACCCTGGCCCACAGTCTGACTTCCTATCTGCATCAGAGCGTGAAGTACTTTACGGCGGCTCAGCAGGTGGAGGTAAATCCTACGCCATGTTGGCTGATCCGCTACACGGCTTAAACGACCCAAACTTCAGTGGCCTACTTGTACGTCACACAACTGAAGAACTACGTGAACTAATTCAGAAGAGTCAGGAGTTGTATCCTCGTGCTATCCCAGGAATCAAATGGTCTGAACGAAAGTCTCAGTGGACTTCTCCACAAGGCGGACGACTGTGGATGTCTTATCTTGACAAAAATACTGACGTTACCCGTTACCAAGGGCAGGCGTTTAACTGGATCGGTTTCGACGAGCTTACACAATGGTCTAGCCCTTACGCTTGGGATTATATGAGATCACGTCTTCGTAGTGCACACTCCAACAAGCTTGGTTTGTACATGCGAGGAACAACCAACCCAGGTGGTTCAGGTCACTCTTGGGTTAAGAAGATGTTTATCGACCCTGCACCGTCTAACACATCTTACTGGGCTACAAGTGTAGAGACTGGTGAGACTATTAGATACCCTAAGGGCCACAGTAAAGAGGGTCAGCCTCTATTTAAGCGTAGGTTTATCCCTGCTAGTTTGTTTGACAACCCCTACCTCTCTGAGGGCGGTGACTATGAGGCGATGCTACTATCGCTACCAGAGCATCAGCGTAAGCAGCTTCTAGAGGGTAATTGGGACATTAACGAAGGGGCAGCGTTCCCTGAGTTTAACCGCAAGATACACGTAGTAGAAGACTTTCAGGTCCCTGCTAGTTGGGCTAAGTTTAGAGCGTGTGACTACGGCTACGGAAGCTACACAGGCGTTCTGTGGTTTGCTGTATCACCAGAAGAGCAGCTTGTTGTGTATCGTGAGATGTACTGCTCTAAGGTTACAGCTACTGACTTGGCTGATATGATACTTGACGCTGAGCGAGATGACGGTACTATACGCTACGGAGTACTTGACTCTTCACTATGGCACAACCGAGGGGATTCTGGTCCTAGCCTAGCTGAACAAATGAACATGAAGGGTTGCCGCTGGCGTCCATCAGACCGTTCAAGAGGTTCACGTATCTCAGGTAAGAACGAAATACACAGACGTCTACAGGTAGATGAGTTTACGGAAAAGCCTAGGCTTGTTTTCATGCAGTCCTGTACCAACACACTGGCACAGATACCCGTTATACCACTTGATAAGCGTAATCCTGAGGATGTCGATACTAACGCAGAGGATCACCTCTATGACGCTCTACGCTACGGTATTATGACAAGACCCCGCAGTTCTCTTTGGGACTATGACCCTACAAAACAACGAAGCGGCTTTCAGGCTTCAGATAAAAACTTCGGCTATTGAGGAACTAAAACATGGCAGAAATAGAAGACCTAGCATTCGAGACGGATGACGTAACAGCAGCTGAGGATGGTGAAGACAAAATCTTTAGCTCTAAGTCTAGTGTTGTGTCTTTTGTCATAGATCGCTTTAAGCGTTCAGAGGATTCTCGCCGTGCAGATGAAGACCGTTGGCTACGTGCTTACCGCAACTACCGTGGTTTGTATGGTCCTGACGTTCAGTTCACAGACACAGAAAAGTCACAGGTATTCGTTAAGGTAACAAAGACTAAGACGCTTGCTGCTTATGGTCAGATTGTTGATGTTCTTTTCGGTAACAACAAGTTCCCACTTACCGTAGACCCTTCCGTTCTGCCAGACGGTGTAGCTGAGTCTGTACACATTAACATTGATCCTAACGCTGCTGCTGCAGGTGATGCTCTTAATAGTGTTACACAAGACAGCCCAGCGCAACCGTACTTGTTTGGTGTAGACTCTAAGCTAGAACCTGGTGAGACTATTGCAGATCTTAAGAACCGCCTTGGTCCACTTAAGAATAAGCTAGAAGCAGTATCAGATAAGGTCGTAGAGGGTGCTGGCACTGCTGGTACTACTGTTACGTTCCATCCTGCTATGGTTGCAGCTAAGAAGATGGAAAAGAAGATCCATGACCAGCTAAATGAGTCAGGTGCTTCTATTCACTTACGCTCTATGGCATTTGAGATGGCTTTGCTTGGCACAGGTGTCATGAAGGGTCCATTTGCTGTAGATAAAGAGTATCCTAACTGGGATGAGACAGGCGAGTACGACCCTATCATCAAGACTGTTCCTGAGACTAGCCATGTTTCACTATGGAACTTCTACCCTGACCCAGAAGCTGCTTCTATGGAAGACGCTGAGTACACTATTGAACGTCATAAGATGTCACGTACGCAATTACGTGCGCTTAAGAACCGTCCTTACTTTATGAAGGATGCACTACAAAAAGCTGTAGACATGGGTACTGACTATATCCAGAAGCACTGGGAAATGGCTATGCAGGACGATGATGTCCAGCCTGACTCTGAGCGTTGGGAAGTCCTAGAGTTCTGGGGTTTTGTTGATGTAGCACATCTGGAAGAGCATGGCGTTAAGATTCCACGTCAATACAAAGACATGGATGAGCTAAACTGTAACATCTGGGTATGTAATGGTGAAGTGCTACGTTTTGTACTTAACCCGTTCAAGCCTACACGTATTCCTTACTACGCTACTCCTTTCGAGCACAACCCTTATAGCTTCTTTGGTATCGGCATTGCTGAGAACATGGATGACACGCAGACGCTGATGAACGGCTTCATGCGCATGGCTATTGACAATGCTGCTCTATCTGGTAATCTTATCATTGAAGTAGATGAGACTAACTTGGTTCCAGGCCAAGACTTGTCAGTACATCCAGGAAAAGTCTTTCGACGTTCTGGCGGTGCACCTGGACAGAGCATCTTCGGTACCAAGTTCCCGAATGTAGCACAAGAAAACATGCAACTCTTTGATAAGGCACGAGTATTAGCAGATGAGTCTACTGGATTCCCTTCTTTTGCTCATGGTCAAACTGGTGTATCTGGTGTGGGCCGCACAGCTTCTGGCATTAGTATGCTTATGGGTGCTGCTAACGGTTCTATTCGTACTGTGGTTAAGAACGTAGATGATTACCTGATTCGCCCTATGGGTCGTGCCTTCTTCTCGTTCAACATGCAGTTTGACTTTGATGAAGACATTCGTGGTGATCTAGAAGTACGTGCATCTGGTACAGAGAGCCTCATGGCTAATGAAGTACGGTCACAACGCTTGATGCAGTTCCTACAAACAGCACAGAACCCTGTACTGGCTCCTTTCGCTAAGATGGACTACATTATTCGTGAGATTGCTAAGTCTATGGACCTCGACCCTGATAAGGTCACTAACTCTATGCAGGACGCAGCTATTCAGGCTGAGATCCTTAAGGGCTTCCAAGCCCCTCCACAGGCTCCTCAAGGCCCACAGGGTGTACCCACACCTGAAGGTGCTCAACAAGCCCCACAGTCGCCTCAGGGCGGCGTACAGGACACGTCTGGTGGCGGAGGTGGACAGATGGGCATAGGAACAGCACCTACACCTGGTGAACAAGGGTTCTCTGGCAATGTCGCTTAAGAAGTTAGTAAACGATAAAGGCGTATGGGATGAGTTTAACGAGTATGTTGACTCACTCATCGCCTCTCAACACAAATCAATGGAAAACCTTAGTGCTACGGATGAGTTATACCGTGCACAGGGTGCTATCCGTGCCTACAAGAACATGAAATACATGAGGGATGTACTAAATGGACCAGAGTGATCAAATGGATGCGATGTTCAAGTCGTCTCGAACAGATGAGATTGACCCTGTATCAGGTAATGAAGTACCAACAGGTTCTTTACCTGAAGAGGTACGTGATGACATTCCTGCACAGCTAAGCGAGGGCGAGTACGTTGTACCTGCTGATGTAGTGCGTTATTTTGGTGTTAAGTTCTTTGAGGACATTCGCACTAAAGCTAAGCAAGGCTTTCAGGATATGGAAGCTAATGGTCGTATTGGTGGTGAACCTATTGGTGGCATGGAAATGGGTGGCGATGAACTACCCTTTGACATCAGTGAGTTACAAGTAGCTGATGATGGTCAACCTGAACAGCCTATGATGAATGAGGGCGGCTTAACTCGTGGTTATAATCCAGGAGGCGATGTCGTTAAGCCTGTTACAGAAATGAACGAACCTGACTGGCTGCAGGGTTACAACAGTAACGTGAATAACTACGCACCTGATGAGTACAAGACCTACGTAAATGCTGAAGGTCTAACAATGAGTATTCGCTTTGTTAATGGCAAGCCTGTATCACCTATTCCAACAGGCTACACTCTACAAGGATCTGCTGTAGAAGAGGTTGCACCTGTTGTTAGTTCTGGCAGCAGTGATGATAGTACCCCTGCACCTGATGTTGAGCCTAAGCCTGAGACGGATTGGACCAAGGCTTCTTTAGGCGAATACGAAAAGGCTATGGATCAACGAGATAGCCTACTTATGAAGGGTCTTACAGCTGGTGCAGGTCTTATTAATCCTGTCTTAGGCCTTGCTGCACGTCAGTCTGTGCATACTAAAAACTGGAATATGATGAAAGGTCTTGAGGAGAAACTTAAAGATGAATCTTTGGGTAAAGATGAAAGGACTAAGCTAGAAGGTTACTATTCTACTCTAGTCAAAGACCGTGAAGACGTTGACAAAGACACCCGCTCTGGCTTGGTAGAGAAATCTGGCATCTTTGGTGGGCAGTCTACTATGCGTGAGAATCTAAGAGATACAAATAAAGATGGTAAAGTCAACTTTGGTGATACTTGGCTAGGTGACACTCTAGGATTTGACGGTAAAGTAGGCAATCAAGGCGCTTCAATGAAGGCGTCAATGGCAGGTGATCGACGTAACGACAGCGGAGGCTCCAGTAACAATGCCAGCACTCCAAAAGCATCTTCAGGAGGCAAAAACAACTTCTTCCAGAATGTAGCTAACACATTTACACCTAACGATGGTAAATCCTATGTAGGCGGTAGCCTTAAGGATGATGACGAAGATAAGTAAGATCAACTAAACTAAAACAATAAGGCTACCCAGCAATATAGCTGGCCCCAACATAAGGACAGTATAATGTCAGAAGTACAAACAGATTCCCTATCACACCAACGTAATGCATATCGTATTAAGCGGGATGAGGAAGAGCTACAGGCTTTGCTTAAAGAAGCAGGGGTACTGGATGAAGAGTCAGAAGACAAGGAAGGGGAGGTCGTCGAAGAGGTGTCTGATAGCACACAGCTTAGCGATGCCCCAGTTCCACCAGAGAGTGATACCGAACAAGAAGAAGAACCAGAAGCTGAAGCACAAGAAGAAACTCTAAGTGCGGAAGAGAAGAACTTCAAGAAACGGTATGGCGATCTACGCCGACACACTCAAGACAAAGAGAAAGAGTTTCAGGATAAGTTAGATAAGCTAGAAGCACAGCTTCAGGCAGCTACTAGGAATGAACTTGTACTACCTAAGTCTGAGGATGAAGTAGAGGCATGGGCTAAGAAGTACCCTGACGTTGCTGGTATTGTTGAGGCTATTGCAGACAAGAAAGCCAGTGAGCGTTCCTCTGAGCTAGATGGTCGCTTGAAAGAGATTGAAGAGCTACGCACACAAGCACGGCGAGAGAAGTCTGAATCAGAGCTAATGCGTCTACATCCTGACTTTGTTGATATTCGTGCTGATGAAGCGTTCCACAAGTGGGCAGAGCAGCAGCCTAAAGTGTATCAGGATGCTCTGTATGAGAATGCCGAAGATGTTAAGTCTGTAGCACGTGTTATCGACATGTATAAAGCGGACAACAACATCAAGACAAAGAAAGTTACATCCACTGCAGATAAGGACGCTGCCTCTTCAGTTAAGAGCAAGCGCACTGCAGTAGACACAAATGACTCTTCTAGCTACCTATCTGAGTCGCAGATTGCTAAGATGAGCATTAAGGAATACGAGAAGCGCCAAGATGAGATCATGGACGCTCAACGTAAAGGCAAGTTTATTTACGATATGTCTAAAAGATAGTTGACAATCATTACATCGTAGATAAAACTATGGGCATGTGCATTGCTAGGTATCAACTACTTGCACATGCTTTTCACTAAGCACTAATTCACAATCAAAGAACCACCTCAGATTATAGGCCCAGCGCTAGATGGACGGCCATCCTGATAGCAACGCTGACTACCCTAATAAGATGAGCCTCTTTCAAGTGGATATGTAGTGTCTCCCCCTAAGCCACATATATCTTTGAAAGGATTCTCTAATGGCTATTACATCCGCATCAGGCGGCTTTAACGGTAACTGGTCCCCAGTTATTTATTCTAAGCAAGCACAGATTGCACTTCGTCGTGCAGCTGTAACTAACGCAATCACAAACAACTCTTACTTTGGTGAGATTGCTAACCAAGGCGACACAGTTCGTATTCAAAAAGAGCCAGACGTAACAGTCAACTCTCTTGAGCGTCACACTGCTATCACAGCTGAAAAGCTTGATGACACAGACTTCTCTTTGACCATCGACAAAGCTAACTACTTCGCATTCAAAATGGATGACATCGAAGAGCAGTTCGCAAACATTGACCACGCTTCTTTGGCTGCTGATCGTGCAGCATACAAAATGGCTGACGCAATGGACGCAGACGTCTTGTCATACATGACTGGTCACACAACTGCAGGCGCTTACATCACTGGTACATCTGGTGACGCACAGCACCCAACATCTGGTAACTTGACTGGTGAATTGCTAACTGCAAACCACTTGGACGCAACTGTCTTCGGTAACTTGACCATCTCTGGTACAGCTACTGCAGGTGACGCAATTCCATTGGCTCCACGTTTGCCAGGTGCAACTGCTTTGTCCGCATCCACTGTATCTCCATTGACTGTACTTGCTCGTATGGCTCGTAAGATGGACACACAGAATGTTGACGCACGTGGTCGCTTCGTGGTCGTAGACCCAGTATTCGTAGAGATGCTGAAAGACGAAGACTCACGTATGTTGAATGGTGACTTCGGCGGTGCTGGCTTGCAGAACGGTCTAGTGTTGAACAACATCCACGGCTTCCGTGTTTATGTGTCCAACTCTCTACCAGCAGCGGGTACAGGCGCAGGTACTTCAGGTACAACTGCACAAGCAACTAACTTTGGTGTTGTGTTGGCTGGTCAGGACGAAGCTGTTGCTTCTGCTGAGCAAATCAACAAGGTAGAAAACTACCGTGACCCAGATTCATTTGCTGACATCGTACGTGGTATGCACCTCTATGGTCGTAAGATTCTACGCCCAGAAGCATTGATCACTGCACGTTACAACGCAGCTTAATCTGACTTAACACTGGGGCTGGCTTCGTGCTGGCCCCTTTGTGTCTTCTAACAACATATTGAAGGACATCACAAGATGGCTATTACAACTGCAATGTGCAACAGCTTCAAGCAAGAGCTACTTGGTGGTGTTCACGATCTAGATACAGATACACTAAAGATTGCTCTCATTCAAGATACCCCAGCGGGTACTTACGATGCAGCTACAACGAATTACAGCAACGTCACAGTAAACTCTGATGAAGCAGTCGGCACTAACTACGTAACAGGTGGTAACACTCTGGGTTCTGCAGTTATTGCACTAGACGGCTCCACAGCTACTGTAGACTTTGCAGACACTTCTTGGGCCTCCGCTACAGTTTCTGCTGACGGTTGCATCATCTATAACTCTACACAGGGTAATGCTGCAGTAGCAGTTATTGACTTTGGCGGTACTAAGACATCTACCAATGGTGACTTCACTATTCAGCTACCAACAGCGGATGCTTCTAACGCTATCGTACGTATTGCATAAGGATAGCTCTCATGGCTTTTTTACTTAAAGATAGAGTAAAAGAAACTACAACTACTACAGGTACGGGTGACATCACTCTTGCTGGTGCAGTAGAAGGTTTTCAGTCCTTTAGCTCTGCTTTAAGTGACGCCGACACTACCTACTACGCTATTTCACATAGGAATGCGGATGAGTGGGAAGTTGGTCTAGGTACTTATAGTGCAGGTGTGCTAACTCGTACTACTGTTCTAGAGAGTTCTAACTCAGACACAGCGGTTAGCTTTACTTCTGGTACTAAAGACATCTTCATTACACTACCTGCTGAGAAGGCTGTTGCCCTAGACGGTAATGACGTTCTTAGCATTGGTAATATCAGCACATCTGGTTATCTTCGTGGTCCTGCAACCTTTACTATTGACCCTGCAGCACACGGTGATGACACAGGTACTGTTATTATTGCAGGTGATCTACAGGTAGATGGTACAACCACTACAATCAACTCAGCTAACCTAGCAGTAGATGATCTAAACATCACTGTTGCGTCAGGTGCAGCCAATGCTGCTGCAGCTAATGGTGCAGGTCTCACCGTAGCAGGTGCTGGTGCTACATTTACTTATGATTCTACGAATGATCGTTGGACCATGAATAAAGACCTAGCTACGGATGTTGTAGGCAGTGTAACAGGTACGGTTTCGTCTCTAAGCAACCACGACACAGACGATCTAGCTGAAGGCACTAACCTGTATTACACTCAGGCTCGTTTTGATGCAGCCTTAGCAGGTAAGTCTACCACCAATGTTTCAGAGGGCACTAACCTCTACTATACTTCTGGTCGTTTTGACACAGCTTTTACTGCTAAGAGTACAACGGATCTTTCTGAGGGTACAAACCTCTACTATACTACTGGTCGGTTTGACACAGCCTTTACTGCTAAAAGCACTACAGACCTTTCTGAGGGTACTAACCTTTACTATACTACTGGTAGATTCGATACTGCCTTAGCAGCTAAAAGCACTACAGACCTTGCTGAAGGCACAAACCTGTATTATACTGACGCAAGAGCTAACACAGCTATTGATGCAAGAGTAGACCAAGCCTTCGTTAATAACTTAAACGTCGATGCTGATACATTGGGTGGGGATAGCAAGGCTACTATCTTATCTACAGCAGAATCAAATGCTCTAGCATTAGCAATAGCTCTAGGATAAAACATCATGGCTAATACATTCAAGAATTACACGTCAGCATCGGTAGGTACATCTGCTGCCACCACGTATACTGTACCTGCTGCAACTACATCTGTTATGATCGGTTGTAACCTATCCAACACCTCAGCCTCTCAAGTCACGGTAGATGTTCAGGTGGCAGGTATTTACTTGGTTAAGGGCGCACCTATTCCTGCTGGCTCTGCTTTGTCAGTGCTGGACGGCAAGATCATCTTGGAGACAACAGATACCGTTGTTGTGACGTCCGATACTGCATCATCTTGTGATGTAATCGTAAGTGTATTGGAGCAAACATAATGCCGGGATATATCGGATCGAAGTCATCCGTTACACTTGTAGCTGGTATTGAGGTCGTCCCATCTGGTTTCATTGGTATGTGGTCAGGCGCTTCCATCCCTAGCGGTTGGTTTTTGTGCGATGGCTCAAACGGCACACCAGATTTGCGTGATAGATTTGTTGTTGGGTCTGGTTCCACCTACGCTACAGGGGACAGTGGTGGTTCTGAAAGTGTAACGCTGACAGAAGCGCAAATTCCGTCACACACACACGCAGGTCCATCCCACACTCACACATTCAGTGGCACAACATCGTCCAGCGGCGCACACAGCTTTGCGGCACGGTCCTCAGCAGGGGGCTGGAACGGTGCGGCTGCGGGTAACGGTGGTCAGCGATATACATTGGGTGGCGGTAATCACACACACACTTTCTCTGGCACAACAGCCTCAGCATCAGGTACTACAGGCGCAGCAGGTTCTGGCAGTTCTCACGAAAACAGACCGCCATACTACTCGCTGGCGTACATTATGAAAGGTTAAGGCATGGCATATAACGTACTAGAAATATGGAACGATAGAGATTTCATGCAGTTTGAAAGTGGTGTTATTGTTTACGAAGGCAATACTAACGATGAACACTTTTCAACAGACTTTGTAACGGCTCTAAACAGCGTCAAAACTTACATGACGGATAACAGTTTAGATGTTGTTCATTGGGAAACTAACAGGCACGGACAGTCGTTCCGACATGAAACTTCATCCACGGGCGAGGTAACACAATATTCTGATGTCTCTGCCAGTGCCTTCTTAAACCTAAGTGCCTACTCTCAGGAATACTGGACTAATTTATCAGCGACCTTCGTGGACGAAGACCTGCAACCAGAGGATTTTGAGCATGGTGGCCACTAGGGTACATTACAACTATAGACAAATTGAAGGCGGAAAAGTTGGTGAAGGATTACCTACTCCGACGGACGCCGTTGAGAGTCTTTTCGAAGATACCTTTGACGTACACCCCATGCGGTCATCAACGTGGTATAAGCAGACCCCTGTTACAGCAAATGGTTTGACCTCTGCAAATACTAATGCCGACATTATTAGGTCTGGTGATGATCTGCGGGCTACAGCTAAGATGTGTCCAAGTATTAATCAATTAATGCGGAACAGCATTTTAGTGAAAGCACCGTGCGACTTTTCAGTCGTAATTGATGGGGATGACTTTAGTGTTAGATCGTCCGATCCACGCATAGAATTTGAGAGCCATCACCCAGAGCAATGGCAATACGGTGGTATCTTCGATGAAATGGTAAACTTAAAGATCGATCTGAAGTTTACATTCTCTATGGACCGAGAAGAAACTGTGATGTGGATGAACCCTATGTTTCACGGCATCTCACCGTTTCATCTAGTGGGCGTCCCATTAACAGGTAAATTTCTAGATCGGTTCAACATACAGATACAGATGTTTATCCCCAAAAAGAACGGTGATTTAAATGTTAAGAAGGGCGAGCCTTTAGCTTACCTTTACTTCACTAAACACCCTGAGATGATCTTCGACCCAGACCTGTCTTACGCCGACAAGCGCAGTAAAACTTTCGAACCACATTACCCGCTTCCTTACAAGCGTGTGAAGAAATGGTTTAACTCAAGATGGCCAACTAAAGTAGGAGTTTCCTAATGTCAGGATACATTGGCACACAGCCAGTACCACAGGCTACCCAGACACGGGATAGCTTCACTTGTACAGCAGGTCAGACCAGCTTCGCTACAGGTGGCTACACTCCCACG